CTATAAAAATTAATATTTTGGTATAAATACTTTTTGATACTTTTTGTTTTTGATAATATGGTAAATTTAAATTATTAATTGCAGAATTAACAATAACAGTCGATGAATCAGTAACTGACGACATTGGTGTATTAAATATTGATGGTGTTTTAAATGATGGAGTTTTAAATGATGAATTTGGAGTATTAAGGCTCATATTATAAACGTATATATATTTTTTTTATTACTTAAATATTTTATATAATATATTGTATATGTCAACATTTAAAGAAAAAACTACAAAATATTCATCTTTTGTAAATAATAAAAATAGAAAAAAGCAAGCTAATATTCAAGATACTGTTGATATATGTCATCAAAAAATGATGGATAATTTTAATTCTAATCATAATAATGTTAGTAAATGGGAAGCAAAAATAGAAAAATATAAAAAAGAAATAGAAAAATTTAATAATGAACCAAGTATAGAATCTTCAAATAAAAAAAAATTATTTGAAGAAAAAATAGAAATGCTTACAAAAAATATTAATGAAATAAATACAAATAATAATGAATTAGATTATTTTTATAATACAATTGATATTCTAAATAATTATTATGATAGTAGTTCTTTAACCTCCAATAAAGCTACATTATTAAATGATTATTTAAAAATTACTAATCAAACAACTAATAAATTATCTCATAAAACAATATTAGAGTGCCCTGAATGTAAAACAGAAATGACAGTGCATCAACATGATGGTTTAATTGTATGTACATCATGTGGGCGTTCTAATGATATATTATTAGATACTGATAAACCAAATTACAAAGAACCTATACAAATAAGTAAAAATTATACAGCGTATAAAAGAAAAAATCATCTTAATGAAAGAATTAATCAATTCCAAGCTAAAGAAACAATTGATATACCAAATGAAATCTATGAAGAAATTAAAAACGAAATTAAAAAATTAAGATTAGATAATGATAGTATAAATCATAAAGTAATGAGAGATATTCTCAAAAAATTAGGTCATAATAAATATTATGAACATATTACACATATTATATGTTTCTTAACATGTAAATTACCAATTACTATTTCTCGTGAAGCAGAACATAAAATAGATATGATGTTTGAAGAAATTCAAGAACCATTTGAATTATATAAACCTAAAAATAGAAAGAGTTGTTTAAATTATAATTATTTAATGCACAAATTCTTTGAATTATTAGAATTAGATGATTATTTAATATATTTTCCTTTATTAAAAAATAGAGAAAAATTACAAGAGGTAGATAGTACATGGAAACAAATATGTGATCATTTAAATTGGGAATTTATTCCTAGTGTATAAAAAATGAAATCTTTAATATATATAGTTATATCAATATATATTAAATATAAAATGTCTAAAAAAATAAATGAAAGAGTTGAAAGATATGTAGAGCACAAAACAACTATTTTAGTTAAACGTGTTTATCTATCTATTAAAGATAAAATATTTGATGCAGAAAATAATGATGAATATGAAATTGATTCTGATAATAATATTTATGTTAGATATTCAACAAAAAGAGATGAAACAATTATAGCTGATGCACATGATTTAATTATAGAACAAATTATAAGATCTTATCGTAAAAAATTAGAAAAAAAATTAGAGGATGAAGGATATTTTGTTGAATATGATGATACAGATATTAATATTTATTTTGAACAACCATTAAAAATATCTAATTCAAGTGAACAAAATATTTTAACCTATAAAAAAATAAGTAGTCCAATTAAATTAATTGAAGGTAAAGCTATAACAAATTCAGAAGATTCTGATTTATTTAATTTTGGAGAAGAAGATTAATTTAATTATGTTCAAATAAATAAATATGATTTAAATTTATTCCAATAAAACGAGGAATTTGTGAATGATATAACATTTTAAATTGATATAATTTAAAAAATGATTTATCTAATTTGGGTATAATACCACTTACATATATAATATAACATGGAGTTGTCAAATTTGATATATTTTTCATTACTTTATGATATATAGGTAATGCATTGTATTCTGTTAAATCCCATAATGGTTCATACATATATAATATAGTTGGTATTGGTTGAAATATATAATTAGTCATATCCATATTTTTAATTTCAATAGAATTTATTTTAGAAAATCTTTTTTTAGTTTGATTTGCTTGATTAGAATTTAATTCAATACCAATAACTTTTAATATATTATTACATTTATAAATTTGATTAATAAAATCACCATCACCGCAACCAAAATCAATTAAAGTATAATTTCTTTTAGGTAGATTATTAATTAATGTATGTATTTTTGTAATCATATAATTATTAGTAGGTAATCCTGATGTATTTTTGGAGTTATTTAATAAACAGTTTATAGTGTATAGAATATGATCTTTTTCATAATACCAATATAAATATAAATAATACCAGATTAACAATAAATATAAAATAATATTAACTATAATATGTTTATTCATATTATAATTTATAAAATTAAAATAATCTTTTTATTTAAGTTTCTTAAATTCTTTCAATTGCATTTTAACTAATTTCTTAAATTCGTCTTTATTTTTTGTTGGTTTTAATTCTTTTAATACATTTTTAAATGTTAAATCTAATGATTTTGGTATACTAATACCAAATAAATCTAAATATGTATTATTATTACTAAATCCTTGATAATTATTTATATTTAAATCTAATTTTTTACATAAAATATCTAATTCTTTTTTAGAACTAGATTCAACTTCCATTAATTCAGGAATACCTGGATTCATATCAAAAATAATTTCAGAATTTTTATAATTCCATATTTCTCTATATTTTTCATAATAATATTTCTTTTTACAATTTAATTGTAACAAAATATTAATACCTTCATCAAAATCATTAATAATTATTTCATTTTCAATAGGAAATTTATCTGTAAGATTATTTTTAATAGTCATAGTTATCCTATGACCTTCATCTCGAACACGAATATATTTTTCAGAATTATTTTGATCAATAAATACTATAACTCTAAATTTATATGTTCCAAAATATTTTGCTCCTAATTCTTTTAATTTAGTTACAATTTCTTTTTTATTGTAATTATTGAATCTATATTCGTATTCTTTGGGCATATAATACAAATATAATTAATTTATAATTATAAAGATAAAATTCAAATTGATATATATGAGTAAAGGTGATATTAAATTAGAGATAGCTGGTAATGTAAATTATCTTACAGAATTTCCACAAGTTTCATTTTTTAATGTCATATATAAACGTCATACAAATTTTGCAACTGAAATGCAATATTTACCAATGTCTGGTTCTTTAGAATTTGGTGAAACCTTGTCATGTGTCTTACCAAGAAGTGGTGACTTAGTACATAAAACGTATTTAGCTGTTACTTTATCTGAAGTATCTATACCGAGAAAAACGCCATTTTCTGGATTGAGTAGATTAAGTAATCAAAATAATTATACTGCATTTTTAGATTTTTTAAATTTATTATATCCTGTATATAGAAATATAGTTTCTGAACAGCAAAATATAAATTTTAATATATCAGATATTATTACAATATTAAATACAATTTTAACATCAAATTCATATACTAATATCTATGGAACACCTGTATATAATAATTTTTTTGGTGATCATTTTGATTTTGTTCATGAATATAGTACATATACTAATCCTGAAGATGCATTTAATCAAACAACTGGATATTTAAATTTAACGAGATTTAATAATTTTGTAAGTCTAACAAAATATTATGACAATTTATTATTTAATTTAACTAAAGAATATGGAACACAAAATAATTATTATTTTGCATGGAAAGATCAATTAGGTCATAGATTATTAAAACAAATTGATTTAGAAATAGGTGGACAAAAAATAGATAGACAATATACAGATTGGTTAAATATATGGGAAGAATTAACTATAAATAGAAAATTAAAACCAACATATGATAAAATGATTGGAAATATAGATGTATTAACTACTTATAATGGTAATGCAAAATCCCAATATCAATTATTAATACCATTACAATTTTTCTTTAATAGATATTTAGAATGTTGTTTACCAATTATATTTTTTAGATATCATGAAGTAAAAATTACAATTCAATTAGATAATTTATATAATATTGCACAAGTTGATCCCCAATTAACAACAGATAATATAGATATTGATAATTATGTAAAAATAATGGATGCTCGTTTATTAACTGAATTTATTTATTTAGATGAAGATGAACGTAAAAAATTTGCCACATATGCACATGAATATCTTATTGATTATGTTCAAGAATATAATGTAGATATTACTAGTCAAGTACAGACAATTAATTTTGATTTTTTTAATTCTGTAAAATCATTATATTTTTTTATTCAGAGTTATCAATCATTAAGTTTTAATAATTATCAATATAATACTAATTTAGTAGTAACTGGAACAATTATAAGTCAAATTCAAAATAATGCAACAGTACCTATTTTTATATTAGATGATATGTATGTAGATCAATTTCCAATAGATTCATCATATATTGGAAGAACAATAAAATTAACAAATACAAAATTTTATAATAATACATATACAATTACTGCAATAAATAATCAACAATTTACATTTAATGGAAAATATGAAGGTGATGATACTGCTACATTAATATATGATACTTATTATCCTTCAGGTCCATTAAACACATTTGAATTGTTATTTGAATCGTATACTAGACAAAAACGATTAGATGGAGATTATTTAAACTATATAAATCCGTATAAATCTCATTCATGTATACCAGGGGATGGAATTTATCAATATACATTTTCATTTGCACCTGAAGAGTATCAACCATCTGGTTCATGTAATTTTTCAGCATTAAGATATAAATCAATGATATTAGGAACAACAGATGACTTTTGGAACTATGCAAGTCAATATCAAGTAAATGGGACGAGTAAAGCAAAGTTAACTATATATGGATTAACTTATAATATATTAAGATTGGCGAATGGTATGGGGGCGTTATATTTTTCAGCGTAAAATATTATATAAAATATATATTATGAATAAAGATATAGTTACAGGGACAGTTTGTTTATTAATATTATATATATATTCTTCATATGAAAAAATAATAGATCTAAATGGTACTGCAAAATCATTAAATACTAAAATACCCGAATTGTCTATGAATTTATGTATATTAGGAATTATCATAGTTATTATATTAGAATTATTTGGTTCATTATTTTTGATATATTCTGTATATACAAATAGATATAGAGAGTATGCATATAATACAGTTTTAGCATTTATTATATTTAATATAATAGTATCATTAGTATATCATTATCCTTCTAGTTATAAACAATTTATGAACTTTTTAAAGAATGTATCTATAACAGGAGGATTTATTATATTATTAGATGTAGTTAAACAATAAAAAAAATTATTTAGATATTTTTTATTGATTTAGATAGTATTTTTGTAATATTTCCCGCATTGGTTGATTTGCATATTGCAACATACGTGCATAATTTATATCTACATTTGCACCTCTTGTAATTAATTCATTTACAATTGCTACACGTCGTTTAGTACTTGATCTCTCTAATGCAGTTCCAAATTGACTTGCATCTATATTTGCACCTCTATTAAGTAATTCTTGAACAATTTGTAAATGTCCAAATTGACTTGCTATCATTAATGGTGTAGGACTATCTATAAAATCTATTTCCGCACCGTTATTAAGTAATTCTTGCACAATTTCGTAATGACCTAACTCACATGCATACATTAATGCTGAAAATTCATGAATATCTTTAACATTTACATTTGCACCTAATTTAATTAATTCTGTAACTATCTCTAAATTACCATTTAAACTAGCCAACATTAAAGCAGTGTTACCATTTGGATCTTTAACTTCAATATCAGCCCCGTTAGCAATTAGAATATTTAGAATAGGTAAATTATTATTTTGACGTGCAATAAGTAATGGGTGCTCTGGGGAATTAACATCATATCCTTGATTAATTAATTCTAATACATCTGTTAAATTATTATTATTACATGCTATTACTAATTTATTAGTATACATATGTTTTGGCCAAATTCGTATAAAAGGTATATCATATGATACTGTTACTAATAAATCATCAATCATACAAACACTTTTTACCCAATCAGTATGTTCTACTGTATATAAACAAACACCTGTAGTTATATCCCATATTTTTACAGTTTTATCATTTGATGCAGAAGCTAATTGAGTATCATTTAATGCATATACACTATTTACTGAATTTGTATGCCCATTTAAAATTTTAATATTTTCATTTGGATCTCCACCTAAATCCCAGATTCTAATTGTGTTATCTGCTGATCCAGATATTAACAACTCATATCCTATCATACAAAAACACAATACACTACCAGTATGTCCAAGTAGTCGTGTTTCACTCTCATATTCTAAATCCCAAAGTCGTATAGTTCCATTTCTAGACCCAGATACAAATGCATCAGCGCTAAAAGAATATAAACTAGTTACTTCATCTAATGCACCTTTAAATAATCGATTATACCATGTTGTACAGTCCCATAATATTATAGTTTGATCACTTGATCCAGATACTAATGTGTCATCATTTACATAACATAGACTTAATACATTATCTATATGTTTTCTTAATTTTTTTACTATTGTATTAGTATCAATATTCCATATTATAATACTACGATCATTTGATGCAGATGCTAATAATCTTTTATCAGGTAGATAACATAATGAATTTACAGTATCAGTATGATTATTTAATACACCTACACATTCTTTAGTATTTACATTCCAAATTCTTACGGTATAATCTTGTGATCCTGTTGCAATAAGATCAGGTGTTAATTTACACATACATGTAACTGATTCTGTATGTCCCTCTAAAATAATAACATCTGACATTTTTCTATATATATAAATAATATTATTATTTATATATATCAATTATAATTCAATTAAATCTATTTTTAACTGTTTTGCAATACTCTTAATAGAACTAATTAACTTATCAACACAATCATTAAATACATCAACAATATTTGTCTTTGATTTATATCTAATATGTAATACCCGCTGTGATATAACTGGTTGGGTATCACCTGCAAATTCAATATCATCATGCATTTGTAAAACATATCCTAATATACCCCCTAATGTCATATCTTCATTCGGTATTTGTAATAAACCCTCTTTTTCATCTTCCTTATTCACAATTTTCTCTTTAATTAGATTATTTAAATATTCTAATCTAATAATTAAACATGATAATCCACGTCTAAAAATATCCTTTTCATCCATTTGTTGTTTAGATTCAAATTTTAATATAAATTTATTTTCCTCAACTTGCTCATATGCACATGCAGCCACAGGATCATAAATTGCAGGATCGTCAAATTCTTCTTCTAAATTTAATCCCAACCGTGCATCACATGTACATTCAAATTCCTCATTATTATTTAATTTGACAATTAAAATTGGTTTTTTATACGGTGATTTTATCTCATTACCCATATAATAAAATTTTGCCATATCTGTAGTTACATTTGTTAATTTACCTGTTTTATTTTTGTATGAAACAAACATTGAAAAATAATTTTCAACTAATGTTTTACCCTCATATAATTGCAAAAATTGATTTATTGTACTTTCAGGATTATTAACATACATAATTGGCATATTCATTAATCTTTCTCTAATTTGATCATTATTAATGATACTTGTATTTTTTGTAATTTTCATTAATTTTGATGGAAATGCATATGTAGGAACATATGTTTTTAAAACACGACGCAACATATTTGCATAATGAAATGTAATCCCATTTAATTCTATTTTAATATTAGAATTAGAATAATCCCCCGTACATTTATTGTACTCTGTAATTTCAGCATTTATTTTATTCATTTTATTATATTATTATATAATAAAATCCTTATAATAATTATTTTCAATTATTTATTAAACATTTTTACTAAAGGATTTGACCATTTAGTTAATATATTTTCTGTTTCTTCAAATGAAATGAGCTCATTAAATAATTTCCACATATCCTTTGGTGATATTTTATATTTTAATAATGTTTTCATTTCATATATATTTAATTGTTTATTTTTATGTATACCTTTCATTACCCCTAATGTATGAAATATTAAATAATATTTTTTAGTATTAAAAAGTTCCTTAAACTTATCTTCATTACGATGTATCATATTATTATTATTAAATTTATAATAAATATCTAACATTCTTTGTCCAATATACGTAAATACACATGACAACATTCCAACAGCCTCTATATTATTTGTATCTACTACAGTGTAAATCTTTTTATTAGTTTTATCTACGTACTCTGCTAACAAATTATTTTGATACAAATGTATATATTGTTCCTGTTTAGTTTTGTATCCAGGATTATATTTTACAATATTACTGTAATTACTATGCATTACTTTACATAAATGATTATCTTGTGTAAATATATATCCCTCCATTACACAAGAATTATCTTCCAAATTTTTTATTACTGTTGGATAATCACATGTTTCATTTGCAAACATATCCATATTAATATTAATCATATTTTGATTTTCATCACGAACAAATAATAAAAATATTTTTGCATATTTTTCTCCATATCGTGAATCATATGATATATTAAATTTATTTTGATAATGTACTAATTCAAAATTATATCTGTAATCCTTATTTAATAATAATTCAAATGCTTCTTTTGATAAATTTACTTTGGATAATGCATCTTCAAACATTTGCCCATGGGTCATTTCCGATTTATCCCCTTGAATAATTTGATTGGTTTTATACATATCAATATGACGTCTTGTAGCATAATACCATTTATTATTATGATAAAATACACTAATTAACGTACCTTCATGACTTTCAGTAAATACTTGTTCAGAATTTATTTTACTTTCAGTATGTTGTTCTGAATTTATTTTATAGTTGATATATTCAATATTAGGATGAGAATAAGATACAATTTTATTTTTTGTCTGATCAAATATGATACTTCTACAAATGTTGTAAATAGGCCATGGGGTATATTCACCCGCAGATTCAGTAAATATTTGAACTAAATCTTCTTCAGGATATTTTTTATAATGAATACGTAAATGATTAGGTTTTTTGGGTATTTTACTGTATATAAATTTTATTAATCCTTCTACATTAAATTCATTATTTTCTAGTAAAAAGTTATTGATATCTTCCATTTTTATTTTCGTTATAATTAATAGTGTTCTCTTTTTATATCTTCATTTTTGGTAATTTCACTTTGTGAGATGCAAGTTTATTATCATATTTTTTTTCATTATTAATAATATAGATATATTATGTTAATAACAAATATTGATAAATTTATAGATGTACAATTTAATTTATTAAATGATTACATATCACGATTTAAATTTAATAAATCATTAAAAAAAGATTCAAATGACTTTCTTAAATATTTTGATAAATTTTTAAATACAATTGATTATTCTTCTATTTATTCACAAATTAGCAATGATAAATATAAAAAAACTATTAATAGTCTAATTGAAAAATATATGTTATATTATATATTATTACGATTTGGAATTAATGAAGAAAATGAAAATAATGAAAAATTATTTGTTGAAAAAATGTTTATTATATCTAATAATTATCCTGTATTAGATAGTACTGCAATAAGTGAGTTAGTTGATATATATACATTATATCACACAACTGTAACATTAATAACTATATTAAAAAAATCAAAAACATTATCTGATTTACCACAAAATGATTCCACAATTCAAATTATTCAAATATTTAATGATATTGGAATTGATACTATTATTGATTTTTTTGATATTTCAAAGAAAGATGGTATACATAATATATTAATTTCTTTATTAATAAGAAAAATATATGCTAAATCTGATAAAAAAGAACTTACGAGAATAATAGAAGAAAATAATTTTAGTAATGCAGAATTTAAATATATTACAATTATTGAATCAAGAATTAAAGAAATTGATTTTGCATCATTAGAAATTTTATTTGATATTGATCAACGTAAAATGGGATTACCTGAAGATTATTATAAATTAATAGATGATTATAAAATTATTACATTAGGTGATATTGAAGAAAATTTAAATCCTGAATATGCAATTCAATCAAATTTATTATCAGATGATAGTAAAATTGCATATTTATTTCATAAAAAAATATTAATTCCGATTACAGATGAAATATTAAGATATAATGTAAATGCTGAAAAATATACCGAACAAAACCAAGATACAAAACAAAATTATAAAACCGATACTAAATTAAATTATATTATAAACAAAATTCATAATATTACTGAGAATGCAAGAAATCCAGAAACAAAAAAAATATATTATCAACCTCTTTATTATCGTCAAGCAGTACCCTATAATGATATTGAAGAATTAAAAATTATGAAAAAATTTATAGATATAGGAAGAGTTAATGCTGATAATGTAGCTAATTTTACTGATTTATTATCATTTAGAGTATATCCATATATTAACTATAATAATTTTGCACATTATGGATTTATGCATAAACATTATTATACAACTGAGGCGCTTAGATATACAAATTTTAGATTTAATAATAATAAAAATCCAGAATTAATTACCCATATTCAAAATAAATATATGCAATGGAGAGTTATTACTCATGATATATTTAAAACCAATAATCAACATAATTTTAATTCTTCTATTGTTGGGGTTGCATTTCCAAGATATATTAATTTTTTACCTTATGATATCAGATGTTTAAAAATAAATAAATCTGTAAATGTAAGAAAATATAATCCAAATGGATTTAAACTTGCAAAATATTTATTACAAAAATTAATTACACAAAATAAATCATTGAATAAAACACCATTTTGGATATTTGATATTAATACTGATAAATTTTTTCAAGATCAATATGAAGATATTAATGTGAATGACCCACAATACTTTAAAAAAATTATTAGTAAAATATACGATATTGTAGAAGAATTAACATTAGATCGTATAATAAATACGTATAACATGTATTCACCTTTAACATTATATCAATCAAAACAAATTCTTGATATTATTAGTAAAAGACTAGTACCAATTCCAATTTATTCAGATAAAATGGCAAAAATTAATTTTTCAAGATATTTTACTTATTTACCTCAACGTATTGAAACAATTGATAGTAAAGAAGTATCTTTTCCTGATATTGAATTAAAGAAAATTCCAGTATATAATAAGAATAAAAATACAAAGGTATCTGTTATTAATATCAATAATAAAGAAACCCAAGATATTAATATATTAGATACTGCCGTATGTCAACATACAATTACATTAGAAAATATACAAAAAATAAGAGAAAAAGATCCAACATTATTTACAAAAAAATTAAATGAATTTTATAAAAGATATGTTATTGATCATGTAAACAGTAATTTTATATGTAATAGTTGTTCTCAAAATATAAATATTGATAAATACATATATCAATATGGTGATTTAATTAAAATTAGTGCTGAATCTAAAATACCATTAGAGGAACAAAAACGGTATGAAAAATATGGTAAAGCTATTTCAGCATTAGATAAAATAATAGAGCGGATGGGGTCTATATTTAATTTATCTGAATACATGGGAAATAATCCATCATCTGTTATAAAAAGAAGAGAAACAATCCGTAATTTACTTGATATATTATTATCATCCCAAGAATTACGTTCTCAAAATGCTACAGAATTTGATAATGAAACTAATATATTAAAAGAAATTTCTGGTGCTAAATATAGTGAATACTTTGCATTTCCAGTGGAAAATGATATTTTTATTTATTCTAGTAGAGATACAGATAAATTTAAGAAAATGAAATATAATACAATTTTAACACATATTGCGGTATTAATGTTATTAGATATTAACAATTCAAGTATTCTTTTCTTAAATCCAGATAAATTAATTAATATTATGATTTTTGAAAAATATGGATTAGGTACATTAGATAATTTAAAATTAAGAATTAATACTATTAATGATTTAGTTTATTTAGGTAATTATTTATTATTAAGTTATGTTATTTATTATATAGCATCTATGATGATTAGATATAAAATATATGAAATTGATGCAGAAGTGGATGTTAAAAAAGGTATTCCTCCATTAGATAGATTAAAAATTATGCATACGATAGTTCATGTATTATCTATTATAGTTGATAGAAAAATAAAAAAACCAGATGAATATTTATATACTATTTTAAGTACAAATTATTTTATCAAATTATCAAATGTATTTAATAGTGAAAATTCTGAAAATACATTAAAAGAAATTAGATATAATATTGAGAAGAAAATTAACAATGATAATCAATTAACTAAGAAATTAGTTAATAAAAAACATTTTATGCATGAAATTAATGGTAAATTAATGTCTATAAATCCAGTTATTGATTATAAATCACATAAATTATATTTAAGATATTTTCCGAATAAAAAAGAAACTAAGATTTATTCATATTCAGAAGATGAATTAAATAATATGATAAGAAAAGATTTAATATGGATATATAAAAATGATAATTCAATAATTAAATTAAATATTGATATTTTTAAATTAAATGATTATACATTAAAAGAATTATATGAAATTAAAAAGAAATATATTGAAAATCTTGCAGCACAAATTAATATTCAGAAAAATAATTTGAATAAGAATATATCAAAAATAATAAGAAAAGAAAATAAATTAAATATATTATATAATAATTTATTAAATGATTTATCACCATTTGATCAAATTTTAGATGGTTTTATTAATAAAATGGAGAAATACATAAATGAATCTCAATCTATTTATAGTGAAGATTTTTATTTAAGAAAATCTGTATTTATTATTAATCATGATATTGCTGGATTTCCGATTAAACCAATTAAAATAGATAAAATAAGTATTAAATATAATGATCCTACTACTAAAAAAGATGTAATTATGTATCGTGATAAGAATGTTGAAAGATATTATGATATATATAATTTAGCATATTTAGGGTATAAAGAACCGTCAACTAATTTTGTAGAAATTAAGAATTCACAATATTTAGTAATAAAATATTCATTAATAGATAAAATCAAGTATATTGGAATGTATAGTAAATATGTAAATATATTGCCATTAGATAAAAAAATTATTTATGAAAATAATTTCAGGGGTGATGTATTATATACTAATCAAGAATTGTGTAATCAAATATTACAAACAAAAATATCCCATGATAAAATATTAATTGAAAAATTTCAAAGAATTATTTTTACTATTAGAAATAATAATTCCAATAAAAATAAAAGTAATAATCCTGTAAAAGAAGATATTACTAAAGAACAAAAATTAATAGATGAATTTAGTCTTCGTTTACAAAATTTAACGATATTGAATGAAAGTTTTATATTATTTTTACAAAATTGGAAAAATGTATGTTCTAGTTATAAATTTACACCATTAATTAATGGTAATTTAATAAATAAAAATAATAATAATTATATTGATGCTGATACAGTAATAAATAATGATAAATATAATATATTAATTAAATATTTACTATTAGAATTAATTAGTTTAATTGATATGAATACGGATAAGACAAATATTAGTTTATGTAGTTTAATAAGTATGATATTTGATTTAATGTGGAAAGAATATAGTATTAATAATAGTTATGAAATTAATACATTTTTATTAATATTGTATTCACAAGATGCTGAAATCATTAATAGTTCAATTAGTATGGATGATATACCCGTAATTGAAGAAAAAGAAAATTTAACTGAAGAACAAAAAGCAGTTGTAGATGATGTTCAACAGGATTTTATAGAAGAAGCGGAAGCGATTGATGTAGAACCGATGGATGAAGATGAACGAGATTTAGGTGATGATACATTAGCAACGATGATGCATGATATGGATAATACGGATAACTTATAAAGATTTAGAACAATTTTTTAGGATATAAAGATTTTTTTTTCTGGGGGTAAGGTATATACAAATATGTCACTTAATAGTCTAGAATTACAATTTTTAAATGGTACTAATGATTATTCAGCTAATATGTGTGGACTTAATCCTTCTAAAATGAAAATTGCATTTAATGATAATGGTCGAATGAATCCATTTTGTAACGAGGATCGTACACATGCTAACCCTACTGCTTCGTGTAATACAACATCTATTAATGCTGCTACAACTGCAATTTGTGCATACCCATATGTGGGACCATTATCTATTAAAAATAATGGCAATTTTTGTGAAGATGGATATGAACCATCAATTTGGACGAATCCTGTATTATCTGGGATAAATTACGCTAATACGGCATTAGTGAATCCAGGAAATTTCCAAACTAAAATAGATGATTCTACTAGTACTAGTAATGTTGATAGTAGTAGTAGTACAAAAACAAATGATAATGGCAAACCAGTATGGTGTGTAAAAAGAGTTAAAAAAGTAAATGGTACATGGGCATAAAACTATTTCCACAAAATATATAAAGAAAATCTCTAGTTTTTTTCTTTATATAAAGTATATGACAGACTATTCTTGTGGATTTTGTGGAGTAAACGAGGATAAAAAAAGATATGCAATGTATGATACAGATGTACCTGTATGGGTAGGTGATAAAGACCAAATATGTCCCACTGCTAATGATTTAACAAATAATATATTATGTACATATCCATTACATGCACCATTATCAATTAAAAATGACAATAATTTTTGTGCTGCAGGTTATGTACCTGCAATTTGGACTAGCCCTAATTTACCAGGAAAAGATAAAGAGGCAAATGTTACAATGATTGATAATAAAGATGAAGGAAAACCTGTATATTGTGTTAAAAAAGTTACTAAAGATGAAGCAAAAAATAATCAATAAATATATCTAAATAATATTTTAATTTAAAGTAATAAAATAAAATATTATATACAATAATGTCAACTGATCCTGATTATTTATTTGAAGATCCCCCTATTTCTAATCAAAAATTTGCATGCATTAGTATAGTTACACAAAAAAGTGTTAATTCAAATGAAGAAAATACTGAAGCAAATATATTGCGTACTATTAAAATTCGTGGATGTTATGAGACAGAAGACGAAGCCAGAAAACGCGCTGAGTTTTTAAGCAAATCAGATCCAAATAAAGTATCTGTATTTGTTGGTCCTGTTGGTAAATGGTTACCATTTGATGATGATCCAAAATATGCAAAAGATCAAGTCTACCAAGAAAAACGTCTAAATGATATGATGAAAGGATACATGGAAAGTCAAGAAAAGGCAAAAGAATTCCATGAACAAAGAAAAAATGAAATGATTTTAAAGACATTAAAAGAAAATGAAGAAAAACAAAAAAGAAATAAAGACCGTCAAGAAAGACGTGATGCAGGTGAGACGGTTGATGATGAAGTAGAAGAAAAAGAATTTTTAACAAAACAAGATCCAGAACAAAATTTTAATAAAGAAGTTAAAAAAGTAACAAATAAAAAAGAATTAACTGAAAAAGAAAATGAGCTAAAATTAAAAGAAAAAGATGTTAAAGATAATAAATCAGACTTGCAACAAACACGTGAAGAATATAATAAATATCAACAGAAAAATGAAAAGATTAAAAAAGAACTGGAAGATGCTAAACGTGTATTTGAGGAAATGTTAGCAGCTTCTAATAAAAATAAAATTTAACAATAATTTTCTAAATTATTATTAATGATAAGTCAAACTTTTTTAATATTAGGTATAATTTTTATTACAATTGGATTTTCCAGAATGTATTTTACTAAAGATAATTCTAAAATAATATATAGATATATACCACGAACATTTAATGAAGAACAAAATAATCCAGTACCACTTAGTGATCTATATGGTAGAATGTTTCAAGAGATTGAACCAGATAGCGGGACATTTTACAATGAAAAAGTTTTAGCTCTAAGGAAATTAGGATCTATATAATTTTTAATATAAAGTTTTTATAAATATTATAAATAATGGATTATACATCATTTTCAGGAATTGTAACAACTAATGTTGGAAATTATGATAGTTTTGATTATACATATAATTATACATATACATATAGTTATACATATAATTATACATGTAATTATACATATAATCCAATAAAAGATATAAAAGATATAATTAAAAATATTCCACAGGTTGGATCTAGAATTGTACCAAAAGAATCATATGACATAATTACATATGAAGATATTAATGACGGTGATATTTTAATTGATTTTCTTCGCGATGATAAAACAGAATATGAATATAATACGTATTACAAAGAATCAACACTTGAATATATATTACAAAATAAAAAAAATCAATTTACTATGAAACCTATTGATATTGCATCTATTATCAAATATATTGCAAAAATTGAAAAATTAATTAATTAAATTAATAGTTATATTAATTTAATTTTCTTAGTGCGATGCAACATCAAATAGGTGATATAGTAGCATATAAGTTTAATTCAATTCCTAAACATGTAGAAATTGCTAAAATTGTTGCAAAAATTGAACCATCAAATTATATAGTTGAATTTATAATTTATCAGAAATATAGAAATAATACTAATATTATTATTCAAGATATTTATAATATGTATTTATCTTCCTGTTTATTAAATAATTATATCTATTTAACAAATAATCCATCATATTCAATTAATAATAAATATTTTAATCTTATTAATAATACTATTCCAATTAATCTTGAATCTATAATTGAATCAAGAATTGTACCGTCAAATACTAAAGTTAAGAACCCCCTTTGGGGGTTACTTTAGTATTTGGCGCTAGCGTGAATGTACCGAATAAAAGTTAAGTATCCCCTTTTAGGGGGTACTTAACTTCGGTACAACACGGTACCAAAAGATTCAACTGATGTAATTACATATGAAGATATTAAAGATGGTGATATATTAGTTGATTTTCTTCGGGATGATAAAACAGAATATGATCATAATACATTTTATAAAGAATCAACATTAAAATATATTATGGAATCTAATAAAAATCAATTTACAATGAAACCGATTGATAGTACAACTATAGTAAAATATAAAGCACACATTGAATAATGTTATTTTTGCCAAATTTTTTGATATTTTATTTTATAAATTACTTTCCAATTATCTGTTTTATTATAATGATTTGTTACTAATTCTTTATTATTAGATTGTGTTCCACCAAATGGTCCAGTTAAAACTCGTGCATTATTATATTTTTTGTAAGGATAATGACCTATAGTACTGTAGTGAGTTTCAATCACTTTCCATGATAATGGTCCATGTGCAGAATGACCTTCATCTTGTTTATCAAAAGATATTGGTGCTGATAACATTATATTATAATATACAATAATATTTTATTTATTAAAATTGAAATAATATATTTAACTATTAAAAACTATATTAAATACTAATATGACTGAACTTAATATTGATTCTACTGATAATTATATTGATAGTATTATAAATAATTATAAAAATTTAGGAAATAAACCATTTTTATCTATATTATCTGCGCATAAAGATAATAATCAAATGATTTTTCATATAATGCACGGATCTATTATGAATGAATGTTATAAAAATAATATAATAAAACATATTGATATTTGTAGTTGTTTATTAGTTAATTATGAAAAATTTAGTGTTAATAATAATTTAGAATTTACTTATTATAATAAATCACGTATTATTCCATATTATATAAATGATATTGCTTGTATTTTGCAAGAAATAATTAAAAAATTTTATTTACCATAATAACCATGAATTAACTCAACACTATCTATTTTTTTTATATTAGTTTGTAATAGTGGTTCTTCTCCTGATTTAAGAGATATTGTTTCATTTCCTGCTTTAGGTGGAGTAACAATATTAACAATCGTTTCTTTTACAGAATTATATATTCTTTGGAATATAGGAACTGTATTATCAAATATTGGTTCAATTGATGTTAATATTTTTTTATTATTTTTCATAATAATATAAATTAAAAATTTTTATATATTTTTTCAATTTTAATTATATGAATAAAAGTACACTTGAATTAATATTATTAATTGTTTCTTTTGCTATATATTTTATATGGTATACTATATTTATAACTAGTTCAAAATATGATATAAAATCTGTTAGTAATTTAGAATTAGGATTAGGTATATTTGGTTTTATATGCGGTTTATGGTTATCATCTTACTTACATCGAACTATATTTAAAGAAAAAGTTGATAATACAAAATATATATGGATTATAATAGTGATTGGTATTATATCATTTGCTTTAATGGGATGTGCAATTATTGCAAATATATATAATGTTAAAGGTGTTGAAAATATTGATTGGATAAAATATAATCAAATATTATTTCCATTATATGGTGGTATAATATTAATTTCAGAAGAATCCGTTAATAATATTATATATTATATATCAAGTCAAAAAGAAAATAATTCAGAATCTTCACCGTTTAGTAGTTTTTCAACATCAATGGAAGATATTTAATGTGACTTTACTTTACTGACAGAAAATCCTGCTTTTTTTGGTTGACATAATTGATTTATGTCAAATATATTTTTCTTTTTTTCATCTTCTTTTTGATAATTTTGTTCATGAAATTCAATTAATCTAGAACTACCAATTGGAAACGAATCTTTTACTTTTGCTTTATACCAAAAAATACGTTCATTTAAATCTCGTGAATTACTAGCATTATCAATAACCATTGTACCATAGTCATCTGTTAATTGATTAAATAAATTATCAAAAATTTCATATTTAGGAAATATACCCGCATAATGTTCAAATAATTTTCTTCGATTTGAAAAATTATCTTCAGCAAGTAACATGATAAAATTAAATTGGGAACGAATATTTGGTGGTATAGCCATAGAATATTGTAAAACTAAGCAAAGAGTTATTGCTCTATGTCTACCTTCACACATAATAGAAATAAATGATGGATCATCTACCCATGCATCTTTTTTACTTTGTAAATCATCCATGATTAGAAAAACTCGAGGATCTATTAATTGTTTTCCTTTTTTTGCACGTTCAATATTTTTTTTAAATATTCTATCTTGACGATCTAATAAATTAGATAATATTTCTGGATAAAATTCATGATGAATAAATGAAGATGGAAACACAGTATCATAAAATTTTGTAATTTTATCAGTAGGTGCTATAATTACTCCTGCAGGAATATCACTAATTATACTCATCATATCCCGTACAACCCAACTTTTACCAGAACCTGATTTTGCAATTATACAAATTCTAGGATTTAAAAATTTTCCATCTTTTGCATAACGTAATTTATTCATATCAAATACATTTACAGGTACTACTTTACCACCTACTGAAATTTCCTTCATAGTATCAATATATAAAAAATTTTATATTAATTTAACGCTAATATAAAATTTAAAATGGTGCAATATCCGTAAACATTTCACCTTGTTGATTATTATTATCCATTGTAATAAAATATAATGAAGATATTAAAATTAAAAATACAATAACAGTTCTTCTATTTAATGATGATGTTTTACGTGCATTTATATAACAATCAAATCTTTCAACTAAATAATATATTAACGATCCAAATATTGCTAAAATTATTGGATTTTTTAGATACATATTATATATTTAGATTTGAAAATAATTTATATGTTTTATCTTGTTTAGGTTTAGGTGCATTTTCTTCACTTTCATCTTCATTTTCTTCTTTTAATATATTTAAATTATTACTATATTCTTCAATTACTTTATTATTATGTTCATAATAAACAGAGGATTCAGAATAATTATTTGGTATAACATTTACTACTTTAAATTTATTTTTATTTTCTTCTGTATTCATATTTAAAATAGAGTCTCTTAAAGTTTTTTCAGTGTGTGTTTCTTTATTTGTTGGAAAATTACCAAATTTAAATATTTTACTATTATCTATTAATAATCCATTTGCTTCTGAATTTTGACTTGTAGCTAATACTTCATACAATTGTCTTGGTGATGATGGTGTTATTTCAGATCTCTTCATTTTTTCTGATTTTAATAAATTTTTTATTTGTTTACTTTCTGAATTTAAATCAGTCGGTATTTGACTTGCTTTATTTTCTAAATATGTTTTAATCGTAATTTGTAATGGTATCATTTTACGAATTGCATTTTTTGTACATTCTTGAATTATTTTTAATATTTCTGTTTGATTTCTTTTTATTTCAATAGGTGGATCTTTGTGAGAAAATAAAAATGGTGTATTATAAAATGATCTTGCACATTCAATATATACTAAATGAATAAAATTTTTAAAATCATCTTGAATATTTAATTCTTTTAATAATTCTTGATTGTAATCAATATTAGTATTTGTTAAAACGGTAATATTTGATTTGATTACAGCTTTTAATAAATCTTCAATTGTTTTTCCTAGATTATTTAATCTAATAATTCTCTGATATTCATTTTCTATAATACTTGGATTCCATTTAGGAACATTTGATAATAATATTTGAAATAACTTTAATTCATCATTATGTTTAGCATTTTTCTTTCCTTCCTCATAAATATTTTGTAATCCATCGTAAACTAAAGAATTTATAGAATTTACTAAATGTATTGTATATTCTTGTTTTGTTTCAATTAAAAAATTCATATTTTATTGTTTGAAAAAAGTTTATAGAATTAATCTTATTAATATCTAAATTTTTGATATCCACCCATTGGAACATCATTCATATAGTCACTAGTTTCACTCGGTGAAAAATCTAAACTACTTTCACTCATCATTGGACGACTACCTCTCCATCTTCTTCTATAATGTTTATATCCGTGATATCCACCATATGATAACATAAATGTTAATATGATTGATCCAATAACAATTGCCGCAATTGCACCTCCAGATAAATTAACTGTTATTTTTAGTGATTTAATTCTAGATGCTTCCATTTTTCCATAGGTTAATGGTATTTCATTTCCAAATCCATTTGGTTGATCAAATGCTTGAACTGATGTATTTTTACTAGTTGTTACAGCACCTAACTTACTAATATTTACTATAGTACTTGATATATAACATGTTGGAATATCATTATCGATAACTAACACTCCATTTTCATTTCCACAATTTTTTGGATCTCCAATTGATGTAGTATTACCCATTTTATATTATTATATTATAAAAAAAAATATAATAATTTAATTATATATATGATGATTTCCACCTCTAGAACTTAAAAAATCAATATCTTTTTGTGTCATGCATCTACATCCTTGTTCAGAATCTCCATCTCCTAAATGATTTATATTTGAGGGAAAATATGTTTTATTATAATTTGGATCATTGTTTGTTTCTGGTGTTACTGAAAATATATTACCACAGCATTTCTTACTGTATACAGGTTCTGGAATACCTATATCATCATATAAATCAAACTGTTCATTATTAGCAAAATTATCAGAATGCCAAAAGAATAAACAATAAATTATAAATAATCCAACTAAAATTAAACTTATTTCTGAAGGTTGCATATAAATTATATCTATATATTATTTTTTAATATATATTTTTTTATTAAATTATAATTCTTTGGGTTTAACAATTAAATGTAATTTTTTTACAATCCAATTACCCTTAGAATCTTTTTTTCGTTTAAAAAAATCAATTGTAATTTCATTATTTGTATATTTTTCTATTAATTTTTTTAATTTAGTTTGTAATTTGGTATTATTAATAATTTTTTTATAAAATATATCAACAGTTACATTAAATTTATATTTTTCTGCATATTTATAATTCATATACATTATTGAATTCATTAATTCATTAAGCTGATAATCATCTGGTTTTAATTTTTTCTTTTTTGCTCTAATTACATAAAATCCTTCTGGTGCAACTATAATACTTCCCTGAGTTTTACCTTCCATATATGTAATAATAAATGTATTTATATCTGATAATGATGGTATTTCATATACAATTCCATCTTTTGATCTTGCACCAGGTGTTGGTGTTGGTGGATGTGTATGATACATAAATTCATAATCTTCTACATCATCAGTAACAGTTGGAAAATATATTTCAGGATCAGCTCTATCAGTTTCTTTATGTGTAGTAACTATAATTTTTTCTAAACCACGTTTATCAAAATCTAATAATCCTCCATGTTCTGAATATTTTAAATTAGTATAATTATGTGAATATTTTTGTTGTCCACCATCATGCATTAATGCATCTAAAATAAATAAATCATTTTTTTCAATAGTAAATACTTTTGTTTTACCAACATATCTATATTTAGATAAATTAAATTTTTTACTCATAGTTTAAAAAAATATATTTATTTTTGTGCAAATAAAAGTGTTTTATCAACTCTAATAATCGGGTTAACATTTTTACTAGTTAATCCATAACTTTCTAGTTTAGCATGACTTGCTTTACTTCTATGTAATAATCTACTAATATAATGTAAATCTCGTTGAGTTCTATTTTGAAAAGAAGATAATAATATTTCAATATTTCTTTTATTAATATTTTTTAATGACGTTTTATTTAAATCAGAACTAAAATTAATTTTATAATTTTTTATATCTTTTGTTTCTCCATGATTTAAGACATATGATGTATAACAACATGAAAAAAATCCATGAACTTGTTGAAATTCCCAATTTTGTTCTGAATAAATTCTTGTTTCAACTAAATCACTTTCAGATAATATATCTGAAATTTTAGCATATTTTTCTATTTTTCTTTTTGTTGGTATTCCTTTTACTTCTAATGCTGTATGAAAATTTTCATATATCATTAACGGTAGTAACACTTTTTCAGATTTATAAAATCTCATTGATTCATCAATAGATTTAAATCTATCCATTAAACTTTTACTTGCACTAAATAATCCAACTTCTACATTTTTTTTCATCGATATATTTAAATATTTTTGTAAAAATGCTCTAGTAATCTTTTGTCCATATGTATAATATAAATCTTGTAATATTATAATTAATCTACGAATATCATATTGGGAATAATTAACAATATCTTTTAATGTTTGCAATGAATCAAATTTAATATTATATTTTTCTATAATTGATTTAATTATTAAAAATAGATCATTCTCAATGGGTAATGATATTTTTATATTTTCACAATCATATGTATTTAACGTTGATATTAATTTTGAATGATTTAAATTAGTTAAAAATATAATTGGTAAAATCTTTTTTTGTGAATTTTGAATAAAAAATTCTAATATATTTTTCTTTTCACTTGGAGATGATATTAAATTAGCATCATATATAATTAAAATCATTTTTTCATTTAATCCAGATATAAAATCTGAAAAAAAATTCCATGATTTATCATTCTCTAAAAACAGAATATGATACTTCCAATTTAATTTTTTAATTACATTCTTAACTAATGTATGTTTACCTGTGCCAACTCCTCCACTTATAATTAATCCAGAATTATCTTTAGGATAATTTAATAACCATTTTTCAATCTGAAATTGAAAATTTTTATTAATATTTACATCAGTTTCTTGTTCATACCATATATTATTTGTCATGATTGTTATAATATTAATAATTTAAGTGTAAAATATAAATTTATCAAATTTTTACTAAATTATTAATTATAGGTTATATTAGTTCATTTGTGATTAAGTGTTAGATTATTTAATTATTATATATTAAAATAATTAAATAATATAATAAAAATATCTAGTTTATTTTATATTTTTTTCAATAAATTTTTTATATATACATATAATATATACAATGAGTCGCGCACATGAATTAGATAATAGAACACCTTCTTCTGTTAAAAATGAAGTTGACCGTTTAATCCGTGAGGGTAAATATGAATTATCTCCTGCGGAAGCTGTAAAACTCCGTGAAAAATTCAAAGATTCTGCTATGTTTGAATTAGTAATGGAACACCTTAACGAAGCTCACGTAAAAATTTTAAATGTAGCCAAAAAATACTACAAATATGCTCAAACTCAATTACTCGGTGGCAACAAATCTATTGACTACGTCTTAAAACAAGCTGTACCTTTTGCCAAAAAAGTACCTCTCACTGACGCTGAAATCTCTGCTTTCAGACGCTTAGTAGAAGAAATGCTTGAAGGCAGAGTACCCTCTGAAACCAGCACCTACAGACACATTTCATCTGTAGGCAATCTCTTTGGTGTATCCAGTGTAGAACAAGTAGAAAGCATGAAAGACAACTTATCTACTGGTGACTTTTCAAAAGTACAAGACATCATCCGCTTAGAAAATGCCAACAAAGCTCTCTACCAACAAGTAGTATTACAATCTGTACAATACCAAGATTGCGATTTAATCGCGTTATCTGGCAAATTCGACCCTGAACGCCACAATGCATTTTCTCACGTCAGCCCCATGATTGCTGCTCTCTACTTACCTAAATTCGATTTACTTGACCGTACCACCATCCATGCCCACTTAGCGGGCATCATCCGTGCTCGTTTCAACCGTGAACCTTTAGTAAATCAAGTAGACAAAGAATTATTTGACAACATCATCTACACCAACAGACGTGAAGTATGCTCCATGAACCCTGCGGAAGACTTACACAGACGTGTACAACTCCAACACTCTCTCTGGAATTCAGTCAGTGCATTACGTTCTGGTCGCTACTATGGTGTAAATTCTGACTTTGTAAATGCATTAGACCAATGCCACTTAACTCACGTCAGCCCTGTCAACACCGTAGTAAACGATGAAGGTGCCAACTTAAGACGTATCTTTGGTTCATTTGGCTTAAACACCATTCAATTTGTACTCAAAGCCAACAACCAATACATGGCGACTAATGCATCTAACGTAGGTGCGTCTATCTTTATCCCTGTAAACCGTGAAGAAGACCGCACCAGCTTAGACTCCATGATTACCCTCGACATGTCTGACCACAAAACAAAAGATGGTGTACCTTATGACTTCCAAGAAATGATGAAACAAAAAAGCTACTACCTCGATGAAAACGACAGATATGTAGCCTTAGACACTGAAGTAAATGCGGTATACAAATTATTATCTATCTATGTACCCCGTCGCAAATCATCTGTATTACAACGCCAAGCGATCGGCAACAACTCAATTGCCTCCCAATTTATTAATTTTAACCAACTCCCTCTCACTATCTCTGGATTAAGCGAACTCAATTCTTACCCTGTAAAAGCCCCTCCTACCCTCCGTGCGGGCAGCTCTTTCTTACGCAAACGCTCCGTAGTAGTAGTAGAAATTGTAGCTTACCAATCACCTAATAATCCTAATTCCATAACTGAATTAGTAACATCTTCATCTGCGATTGTCTACAAAAAAGATGATCCCAGCAAAATCTATTACTACAATCCTACTGGTGTAGTAAATACTCTTCAAGGTACTCGAGTTGCAGGTGATGTTGCGGCTGCTGCATATGCAGCAGTAGGTGTTAACCCAGACGGAGAAATATTAGGTCGCCCTAACCCCATTATGGAAATCAACGCCAATGGTGACGCTGCTGGTGTTGCAGATCTCAATGCATCATACCTTGAATCTAGACAAGGTACCCTCTTTTTCTATGAAGACAGTGCTTAAATTTAATAACATATTTTATTATTAAATTTATTTTCTTTTATACATAAATGATTCTTCTGTATTTCCTAATTTTTCAGGTTGTGTTTCAATACTTGCATATTTATTATTATTATTATTTGCTAAAAAGAAATCAGATCCTCCAGCTTTTGCAAATAAACCATTTTGATCAGTTGGATAACTGTCTTTAGGTACTCTGGGTTTCATTGCATATGGTGATAATAAACTATTTCTAATATAATATGGATCATCTTGAAATAATACAGCGGATGGTAACCATTCAGGAGTATCACTTATGGTTGATGGAGTACCTGTATATATATTAGCAGGATTTTGAGATGCAATTGATGGTGTTAATTTTACTGGTACTGGATTATCATATTTTTTAACATCACCATTAGTAGAATAAGAATATTTCATTTCATTATTAGGTAAAAATATATTTTCATTTAAATTAGTTGGAGGTGTTATACCAGAAACAGATCTTAAATTACCAGTTGATTGAGGTAATAAATTTAAATTTCTTGGTTTATTAATATCATCTAAATAATTTAAATATACTTTTATTTCATTTATAATTAAAGGTACACAAAATTTAACTACATATAAATTTAATTCATTTAATTGTTCATTAAGATCATACCCAATATTACGTGTTTTATCAAAATAAATAGTTTCCATTATCATTCTTAAATCTCTTTCATTTTGATAAGGTATTTTATATATTTTTGTAGTGGCCATTACTTCATATATCATTTTTTCTTGTAAATATTTTATATTTTCAGGTGAAAAAAATACTTGTTTTAATTTATTTATATTTGATACAGCTTGAGGTTCAAATTGATATGTTGATTTTTCAAAAAATTTTTCAGGATGATTATTTGTTAATAAAAAAATAGGTAAACCAGTATTAACATTTAATTGATTATTCATATTTTATATTTAGAAATTAAATATAAAATATTAATTAAATAATTTATTCTGATAAAATTAAATCATATGTTTCTAATAAATTATTATCTGATAAGTTTTGATTTGGTTTAGAAATTTGTTCTAATGTTGTATTAGATACACGTAAATGACCATTTACAATTCCAACTCCTATATCTAATTTAGATGTTATATTATTATCATTTCCAGATGGTTGATTATATGTCATTATATTATATTGTGGTGTTCCCATTATATTTACTTCTTTTTTAGTAATTACACCCCATCTATTATTCTGAATATTACATACTAATTGACCAACATCATAACTAGTATTTTGTATTAAATTCATTTTTTCACCTTCTTTTAATGATGTACCTACACGATTATGTAAAAATTCTTTGAATTTTTTTATTAATGTTTTATTAATTAAATCATCTATTTTAATTGTTAATCTGGGGAATATTGGGTTAGGTAAGGCTGGTTGGGGATTTGGTTGTAATTGTTGTAGAGCGGCTGGGATTGCAGCTAATGGTGCAGCAATGGCTGGGATAGCGGCAACAGCTG